ACATCTGGTAACGTATTAAATGATGCAGATGTCACCTTCCCTACTGCGACTGCTAGCTGGGGAGTGGTTGGATGGATAGGCATTAATGATGCTGCTACATCAGGTAATTTACTTTATCACACCGCTTTGGATACATCTAAAACAATTGACTCTGGTGATATCTTTAAGATTTCAACAGGCAATCTTTCAGTTACATTAGCGTAGTATGGTATAATATAGGCGAAGCTAGGGTAGCTCCCAAAAAGACGTAAACCTAACGTTCTGCTTCACCTTTATTAGGTTATAACAGAGGTGTTATATGAAACATTGTAAATATTGTAATACTACAAAACCATTATCTGAATTTTATAAAAAGAAGTCAGGTAAATTTGGTGTCAAAGCAGAATGTAAATCTTGTTCAACTCTTTACGAAAAACAAAGATGGCAAAAAAATAAAGATAAGCCATTAACTGAAACAAGAATACAGTATAGAAAACAACATTATTTAGATAACAAAGAAAAAGTATCACAACAATCAAAAGAGTGGTCTAAAAATAATTTAGACAAGAAAAGAGTTTATCGTGCTAATAGGCGTGCTAATTTATTAAAAGCAACTCCATGTTGGTCTGATAAAACATTAATACAAAACATATATAAGCAAGCAGATTTAATATCTAAAGAGTCTGGAATTAAATATGAAGTTGACCATATTATTCCATTACAAGGTAAAACTGTCTGTGGTTTGCATAATCAATTCAATTTACAAATAATAAGTATGATTGACAATAGGTCAAAAGCTACTAAATATAAAGGTTAAATATGGCTTTAGTTGTTAAAGATAGGGTGCAGGAAGTTTCTACTACCACAGGCACAGGTACTATTACGCTTGCTGGTGCAGTTACTGGCTTTCAGTCATTCTCTGCTATTGGTAACGCTAATACTACTTACTACGCTATCGTAGGTGGCACAGAATGGGAAGTAGGTCTAGGTACTTACACATCTTCAGGCACTACTTTATCTCGTGATACTATATTAGAGTCTAGCAATGGTGGCACAGCAGTAAACTTTAGTGCAGGCACAAAGAATGTATTTGTAACTTATCCTGCTGAAGAAGCTGTTTACCAAGACGCAACTGGCACAGCTTATGCACCACAATTTGCTGCATCTAACGGTATTAACCTTAATGACGGTGGCATAGATACATCTTATACATTTCCTACAGGATATAACGGAATATCAGCAGGTGATGTTACAGTAGCTAATGGTGTCACAATTACAGTACCAAGTGGTGCTAGATGGGTAATCGTATAATGTCAAGTATAATTCGTGCAACCACATCAAGTGGATTACAAGTAGCTCCAGATAATAGTGGAAGCCTACAACTACAAACTAACAATGGTACCACAGCAGTCACTATAGATACATCACAGAATGTAGGGATTGGTACTACGAGTCCTAGTCAAAGATTACATGTTACATCTAATAATGGTCAAATATTAGCAGAAGCAACTGGTGCATCACAAAACCCAAGTCTTAAATTAAAAGCTGCTACTAATAATAGAGATTGGGAAATATTTTCATGGAGTGCTAGTGCTGGTCAATTTGGTATTTATGATGGAGTTGCTGGACAAAATAGATTAATTATAGACTCTAGTGGTAATGTAGGTATTGGTACTGCTAGTCCTAATGAAAAGCTAACAGTAGATGGTGCTGTTATATCAAAAGGAGTTTATAATGGGACTTCTAACGGTGGAGCAGTTATTTTATCTTACAATACAGGAAGTAATACAGGGTCTATTTATGCGTTAGACCCTACCATTGCATGGAAAAATCTTGATTTAGGTTCAGCACAAACAACCTTTAGCATTTCTGGCACAGAACAATTGCGTATAACTACTGCAGGAACATTAACATCACAAGCTACATATAACAACACAGCAGCAGGTTCAACTGTAATCGTAACATCTGCAGGTCTTATCCGTAGAACATCATCATCTTTAAAATACAAAAAAGATGTAGAAACACTAGAACAAACTATTGTAGATAACGCAGTAAACAACTTACGACCAGTATGGTATCGCACTAAAAATGCTGAAGGTGACGATAAAGAAACATGGTCACACATAGGTCTTATAGCTGAAGAAGTAGATTTAGTAGAGCCTCGTCTTGTTAAATACAAAACAGTAGAAGTTACACAAGATGAGAACGGTGCTAATGTTACTACAGAACTAGAAACACCAGTACCAGAAGATGTAGACTACGCTAAACTATCTGTTATCTTATTAGCTAAAGTAAAACAATTAGAAGCAAGAATAGCTGTATTGGAGGCTAAATAATGTCAAAATTAGTCTTAAGCGGAGATACGTCAGGTTCAGTCACACTAGATGCTCCAGCAGTATCAGGCACAACTACAATTGTTTTACCTACAACGGTATCAGCATCTACAACAAACACAGTAACTAATAAAATAGCTATTACTATTAATGGAACTACTTATTACTTACTTGCATCTACAAGTGGAACATAATTATGTCAGTAACCATATCAGGAACAAATGGAGTCACATTCCCAGACAGTAGTCTACAAGCTGCTGCAGCATCACCTTATGTGCTAAAGAACCGTATTATAAATGGTGCTATGGTTGTGGACCAGAGAAATGCTGGTGCTAGTGTTACTCCTACATCTGATGATACTTATACTGTAGATAGATGGCAATGTGGATTGAGTCAATCGTCAAAATATTCAGTTCAGCAACAAACATCTGTAGTACCTACAGGATATACTTATGCAACAAAAATAACATCATTATCATCATATTCATTAGGTGCTTCAGATTATTTTACTTATAGCCAAAAAATAGAAGGTTTTAATATAGCTGATTTTGCATGGGGAACAGCTAATGCAAAAACAATAACATTATCATTTCAAGTATATTCTTCACTTACTGGTACATTTGGTGGTGCAATTCATAATAGTGCTTCTAATAGAAGTTATCCATTTATTTATACAATTAGTTCTGCAAATACTTGGACTACAATTTCTATTACCATTGCTGGAGATACATCTGGAACTTGGTTAGCAAATAATGGTGTTGGTATGTGGGTTCGTTTTGGACTTGGAGTAGGTTCAACATATAGTGGCACTTCTGGTTCTTGGTCTTCAAATCTATATGCGTCAGCCACAGGTGCAACATCAGTAGTAGGCACTAACGGAGCTACCTTCTACATTACAGGTGTGCAACTAGAAGTAGGCACATCAGCAACACCGTTTGAACGCAGACTTTATAATCAGGAATTGGCTAATTGTCAGAGGTATTATTATAGAAATACTGCTTTAGATGCTTTTAGTTCTTTTGGAGTGGGAACTTTATATTCTGCAAGTCAAGTATATGCTCAATTTCCATTTCCTGTTGCTATGAGAACTCAACCTACATTTGGATATTTAAGTATTCAAATATTAGCTGGGTCTGCATCGGGAGCAGTTACATCACTTGTTGCTAATAGGTCAACTCTAACTATGGGCGCACAAGAATTAACAGCTTCATCATTATCAAGTTCAGGTTGTGGTGTTGTAAGGGCAAATAATAGCACCTCTGCTTATGTAGAATGGAGTGCAGAACTATGATAAATTTTAAATTAATTACAAACTCAACATCTATAATAAAAATTGATGAAGAACAAAAGCAATATAGTATCCCATTTGACCCAGCTAACACAGACTACCAAGCCTACCTAAAATGGCTTGACGAAGGCAATACACCTTTACCAGCAGACGAATAAGGAGCAATAAATGTTTGGCATAGCTAGTTTTTCCCAAGCACCTTTTAGCTCGTTAGCAGGAAGATTACTAGAAGCATCAGCACAAATAACAGCAGACGCAACAGTAAGTGCATCAGGAACACGCTTTAGAACATCTAATGCTAGTATTACTGCTACTGCAACCATTACAGTTACTACAAGTGGTGCATTAGTATTCGGTAGTGCATCTATAAATGGCTTTGCAGACCTATCTGCTATAGCTACAAGAACACAGTTTGGTAGTGGTGCAATATTAGGAACTGCTACAGTATCTGCTACTGGTGGTTCTATAGCACTAGCTTCAGCAAGTATTACAGCTAATGGCACAGTTACAGCATTAGGTTCATTAGTACAATCAGGTGATGCTTCTATCACAGCCAATGCTACAGTAGAAGTCAACTATAACAGAATTAGACTAGATAGTGGTTCTATTACAGGAACTACTACAGTTACAGCACTTGGTGGAGTAGAGCTATCAGGTAATGCACAAGTAAATGGGTTTGCTATAGTTACAGCAAGTCCTAATGCAACATGGGCAGGTTTTGCTTATGTAGAAGGTATAGGAAGTGTAACAGCTAAAGGTACAATACAAGGCGAAGGATGGACACCAGTAGTTCCAGGAACAGAAATATGGACAGATACAACACCATCTACAGACGTATGGTCAGCATTATCACCGTCTTCAGATACATGGACAGAAATTACAGCAGGAACAGAAACTTGGACTGATATTACTCCAAGTAATGACATTTGGTTACGACAAGGATAAAAGATGGCAAAGACGAAAATTTCAGAATTTAGTGCAACCGCAGCAGATAATACCGATATAACCAATATCAATATTGCTGAAGGATGTTCACCAGCTAACGTAAATAACGCTATTCGTAGCTTAATGTCGTTACTAAAAAACCAACAAGATGGTTCTAGTGGTGACCCATTTACAGTAGCAGGTACATTAGTATCATCTGGCACAGTTGACATTACAGGTGCATTTAGATTAGACGGAACTGCTGGCGCTAGTGGTCAAGTATTGTTATCAGCAGGTGGAAGTAATACACCTACATGGGGTAATGCGTTTGTAGCTGGTATGATTATGATGTGGTCAGGTACTATAGCTACTATTCCTAGCGGATGGTTATTATGTAATGGCTCTAGTGGCACTCCAGACTTACGCAATAGATTTGTTATTGGTGCTTTTTCTGATAATGCTGGAGTTGCTAATACAACAGTTACAGGCTCTTCTACACAAACAGGTGGCAGTAAAGACGCTATTGTTGTAAGCCATACACATACAGCAACATCAACAGTTACAGACCCAGGTCACTTACATATAATCCCTCTTATTAATGGTAGCGGAGAAGGTTTGAACACCGCACAAGGGCATCCCAATCCACCAACAGGGTCAGATAATAGTGGCACATCTACAACAGGAATTACAGTATCAACATCAAATTCTACAGAAGGTTCTAGCGGAACTAATGCTAACCTTGTTCCTTACTATGCACTTGCGTTCATTATGAAGGCTTAATAATGCCTACACAAAAAATACAGTTTAAAGAATGGTTACCTGACCAACCTAGCATATTAGATGCTGTATCAGAAGCTAATAATACTATTCCATTGGCTGTTGGTTATGGTCCTTTTAAGTCAGCAGTAAATTTTTCAGGTACAGCTTCAGAAGACTTAAATAATTGCTTTGCTGCTAAACTAGACAATGACGTATTTATATTTGCTGGTGGTGCTACTAAACTATTTAAAGTAGACAATACTGACTTATCTCTAGTAGACGA